GCCCGTGCGCGCCCTCGGCGTAGGATTTCGCGTAAGCGGGACGGTTCACGGTCTTGGCGACGCTGTCAATCGCATCCCGCAACGCGTCGGCGTTCGGATAATTGTATGTCGTATTGAGCCAATCGGCGACACGATCGCCCTGCGTCGTGAAGCGGGAATCGATCGCCCGATCGAGCGTGGCGCGCCCCTCCGGCGAGGTGTTGGCCGCCGAGCGCGCCAGCGCCCGCGTCGCTTCGCCGCCCGCATCCATCAGCGCGACGGGCTGGCCGCTGCGCTGTGCGGTCGCGAACTGCTGCGGCGTCAGGCTGGCGCTGCCGCTCGAAATGTCGCGATCGAGCGCGGATGCGACGCGCCGCGCCGCCTCGGCGTTGGGATCGCTCAAGGCGCGCCAAGCGTTGGCGACCGGCTTGAACAGTTCGTTGGCGATGCGCCCGACGACCGGCCCCGCCGCGCCCGCCGCGCCGCCGAGCATGGCGCCCGTCGTCGGATCTTCGCCGCGCACCGCGTTGTCCGCGGCGCCGATCGCGCCGCCACTCGCGGCGCCCGCGGCGATCATGCCGGGCAGCGTCTTGGCGGTGAGCCCAAGCATCTTCGCGCCGGCTGCGGTTTTGCTCAGAGCCCCCAGCGCGCCGACGCCGCCCGCGAGTTCCCCCGCCGCTTCGGCGATCGGGTGTTGCTGCTGGAAGGCCTTGTCCATGCCCTCTTGTGTGCGCAGCGCGTTGTCGTAGCGCTCGCTCCAGGTGTCGCCTTTGAGTTGCTGGTCTTTCGAGAACAGCGGATTGAGGATCGGCGCCAGCGCGGCGTCAGTCGCTGCGTCGGCCGAGTTCAGCAAGCCGCCGACGATCGGCACGCCAGTCGCCACCGCGCGCGCGAGGCCCGTCGCCATGCCGGGCGATTTGGCCCCCGTCCCCGCGTAGCTCTGCAAGGCGGACGCCGCCTTCTGCATGTCGGGCGCGTCGATCTCGAATTGGCGCCCGTCCGGTCGCTGGACCTCGAAAATCGGCATTACGGACCACCGAGCCAGGGAAGCACGCCGCCAAACCCGCCGTCAGCCGGCGGTGGCGCGCTTTGGCCGCCACCCTGCCCGTCTTTCTGCCGGATGCGGACGCCGCCGGGCAGCGTGACCCAGCCGTCTTGATCGGGCTTTCCCGGCCCTGCGGGGCCCGCCGGCGCGCCTGAAGCGGTCGGCGCTCCATTGGGGGTCGGAGCCGTCCCACTGCCGCTCTGTGACGGTTTGCGGCCCGCCATTTCGTCTTGCGTGACCGCGAGGCCCTGCTTGGCCGAGGCGATCTCGGTTTCCATCTGATCCAAGGCAGCGTCGATCTGGCCTTCCGACCACGCCTTGTCGAGAATGTCGTGCGCGGCGCGGGTGTCGGATTCGTTGATGACCCCGGTCGGTTTCAGGACGCGCGAATAGACGTAGATCAGCGAGTTCGCCGCGATGCCGAGGCGGACGACGTTCGGATCGCCGGTCCCCTTTTCCATCGCCTGAATGATCGAGTTGAGCGTCGGATATTGCGTGCGCGAGACATTTTGCGAGGCATCCTTGACGCGCGGGATCAGCGTCTTGGCTTCGTTCTCGGCGAGCTCCAGATTGGCCGCGCGCTGCGCCAACTGGCGCTCCCCCGCCGCGCCAGCGCCGAAGTTCTGCCAGCGCTTCGCCCAGCCGGACGGATCGTCGTCGGGATGGAGTTCGGTCGCGCGATTGATGATCGCGTTCATGTTGGCCGAGCCCTGCATCCCGCGGCCCAAGTTCGGCGGCATCTTGCCGGACTGGAAATAGGTCTCCGCCGCCGCATCGAGCGCGGCGGGCGAGAGCGTGCCGTTGGCCCCTGCGTAAGGCCCCTGATAGAGGGGCTGGCCGGTGCGCGGATCGATGATCGTCGTGCTCGGACCGACCTGCATCGGCTTGGTCGACTCGGCGATCCGGTCGCGCCAGTCCTGCAGCGCTTGGACTTGGCCGCGCGCGTAAGGATTGGTCGAGAGCCGCGCCATCTCGCGGTCGATCGCCAGGATAGCTTGCTGCGGGTCGGTGAAGCCCTGCGGGAGCGGGACTTGCGGGACGATCGGGCGCGCGCCGGATTGGCCCGCGGGCGGCGCCGAGCCGACCGTCGATGAGCCCGCGGCGGAGGCCGGAAACGTCATCCGGCTTTCGACCTTCGCCATGGCGGCGGCGATGGCGCGCCGCGCATCCGAATTGGTGAGGTCGAGCGGCTGATTCTTATCGACGCCGAGCGACTTCGACACGGTGTCGGCGTAGGCTGTCGGATCGTTGCCCTTCTCCGATCCAGGCGCCCACTTCGCCGTGATTTGCGCAATCGTGTTGATGCCTTGCCGCCCGTAGACGCCGAGCAGATTGGCGGCGGCGTTGAGCCCGTCCTCCGGGTTATCGAAGGTCGCGAAGCGCCCATTCTGCTCGGCGCCGGCGTAGCCCGGCTGCGATTGCGCGAACGAGCCGTTTTCGATGTTGTCGGGATTGTTGTTCTGTTCGCCGCGCGTCCCCGTCCGCTGCGCATAGCTGCCGAGGATGCGTTGCGCCTGCTGCGCCTGATCGCTGGTCAGCGGCGCGTTCGGGTCAACATTCATCGCCGCCGCGAGGGTCGCGGTGACGGGTCCGGCCTTGCTGGGATCGGAGACGGCGCCCGAAACGATCTTGTCGAGCGACGGGAAGGCCTGCGTCGCGGCGGAGAGGTCGCCGTATGGGCCACTGTTCGACGCCGGCTGCGGAACCGGCTGCGAGGTCGCGGTCGCCGCGCTCGTCGTCGGCATCGCCGCGCCGACGCTGGCCGGTGGCGCGTTCGCCATCGGATTGCCGCCGCCCGACAGCAGCGGACTAACCTGCTGCGCTTGGTTCATCTGCAATTGCGTCTGCGCCGGTCCGGCAAGCGCGGGAATCGCGTTGATGTCGCCCTTCTGCGCCAGCACGCGCATAATCGCGGCGTAGTCCGGATTGCCGTTGGCGTCGGTCGGCAAGCCGTTCTGAAACGCCTTCGACTGGTCGAGTTGCTGCTGTTGCGCCTGCCCCTCGCGATAGACGTTCGCGAGATTGCCGAGCGTCTGTCCGAACGCGGCGTAATTCGGCGCGGGATAGTTCGGCGAGGGGACGACGAGATAATCCGCCATGGTCAGGCCGCCTCGAGGAACCGGGCCAATTCGGACGCCATGTCGGTCGCCTTGCCGTAATCGACCGCCTTGAAGCCGCCGACCTCGCGCACAGCGTCCGGGTAGCGCTGCTCGACCTCCTGCGCCATGAGGCCGATGCGCGGCGTCGGGTCGCCCCTGTAATTGTACGAATAGACCTTCTGACCGTCGTAGAGCTCGCCGACCGGCTCGATGTCTTCCTTGAGGCGCTCGTCGGAGAACGTGAGCATTTTTCCGAGGCCGCCAAACAAGCTGTTGCTCGGGATCGAACTCATGCCCAAGTTGAGCGCGCCGCCGAGCAGCCCGAGCCCCAAGCTCTGATCGGACAGCGCCGCGTTCGCGTTCGCATTGCCGATGCTGGTCTGCGCGCCGTACTGGAGGTTGGCGAGGTTGATGTCGTCGGCGTTGAGCGAATTGCCGAGCCCGCCGTACATGCCGCCGATGCCGGACGCCGCCGACGAACTCATGCCGAGGTAGGGCTGAAGCTGGTTGACGTAATTGTTGTACGTCGTGCTCGCGAGGCCCTGGTCATAATTCGCCAGCGCCAGCATCTGATTGCCGGAACCGAGCGTGCCATTGGCCGCCGCCGCCGCGTTGATCGCGTTGTTGCCCTGCCCGAGTTGGAACTGAAAGCCGGGCGTCGCTTGCAGGGTCTGAAGCGCCGCCTGACTGCCGGCTGGGCCGTTGAGCCCGAGCACGTTGCCGAGCTGCGTCGCGCCCTGCCCCGCCGTCGCGAAGTTCTGAAGGAACGGCTGAAGGCCCGCAGTGTAGTTCGACGTCAGCGCATTGCTGCCCTGGCCGATCGATTGCGTCGCCTGATTGAGGCCGGCGGTAATGCCGCTGATCTGATCCTTCGCCGCTTGGTCGGCGCCGCCGAACAGATCTCCGAAGAAGCTCATCGCTCGCCCCTAGCTCAATCTGACCCTGACGACGCCGGCGTTCTGATAGAGGCCGCCGACCACGACGCCGGCAGTAGCAGCAGCGGCGTCATTCGCGGCGCTCGTCAGCGGCCCGATATTGCCCGCCGCCAGCAACGTCATGAATTGCATGAAGGGCAGCGTCGGCTTGCCCTGACTATCGACCCACGGCAACACCGGCGACGGCAGGTTTGCGAGCTTCGCCATCGTTCAGGCCCCGACCGGATGAAGTTCGCTCGACTGCGTGCCACCGAGCAGGCTGACATTGACAGGATCGGTCACGTCGAGGCGCCAGCGCACCCCAGCGGGACCACTGAGACCCATGTTCTTGACCGACACGCGGACGCGCAGCGCTCTGCCCTGCGGCCCAAGCGAGCGGATCAGCGGATTGCCCCAGGTCACGCCGCCGTCCCGGCTCATCGAGATTGCGACGACGGGCGCGACGGCGTTGGCCGGCGAGGTGACATCGGTTGCGGCGCCGCCGGAGACATAAGCGTTCTTGAACGCTGAGCCCTTCAATTCGATATGCTGCGCGTCGATCACGCTGGCGAGCCATGTCCCATTGGCTTCCGTCGTGCCGGTGACGCCGGCGACATTGATCGTGTCGTTATTCGCGACTTGCGCGGTATTGTTGACGGTGAGCCGGACGACGCCGTTGTTGCCCGCCGCGGCGCCCAGCACCGTCATGACGAGCGCGCGCGTCGCTTGCCCGGCTCCAGTGACGAAATCGAAGTCGGCTCGTGCGACGCGGACCTGCGATGGGAAATCCTTCACCGGCCCCGACTCGATGCGATAGAGCAGGATCGAACCGTTGCTGGTGTAGTTCGCGTCGTCGAGATAGAGCAGATTTCCGCTCGCCTTGTCGCCGACCAGCCATTTGCCGAACGCGGGATGGCCGCCCGTGGCGCGCCAGCGACCGTACACGCCTGACGTCAGCGACTGCCGTTCCGACCATTTCTTCGTTTCGAGATTGAACTCCCAGGTCCAATCCGGCGACGAGAGAACCCAGAATTTCTTGCCGGCGACGACGTAGCATCCCGCCTCAAGCGTGTTGCCTACCCTGACTTCGGCCTCAATCAAGCGGTCCAAATCGGGCGGCGAAATCTTGATCTGCGACAGGCTGCCCGCCGTCATCCAGTGAACGCCGAAATCTTGCGCGACCCAGATCAGTTCGGAAAATCCGGTCTCCCATCCGGCGATCGCCGCGGGCTGAATGAGCCCGAACTCCAAGACGCCGATACGGCCATACGGGAACGCCGGCGCCGGGTTGGCAGCGTCCTGCCAGACCTCGCAGGAACCTGTCGTGAACAGCAGCAGCAGGCCGGAGAAGGCGATTCCCCTGAGTAGCGTCACGTCGGCCTTGGCCTGGCAGGTGATGAAGGTCAGCGCGTTGATCGTCAGGCCGTTGAGCGGCGAGGCGTAGACCTGCCCGGCGGCGATCGTGAAGAAGAAATAGCCGTCCTGGAAACAGACCGAATTGGGCTGCGGCAGCGCGCCGCCGCCGTTATAGGCAGTCGGAACGCCGGTGAAATAGGTCCCGTTCGCGCTCCCCAGCACATAGGCGCCGTTGTCGATATCGACCGCCACCACGTCCGGCGTCGGCGACGATTGATTGCGGGCGATCGAGACTTTCTTCGTGCCGGGGAAATTGCCGATCGACGTGACGTTGCCGGAAGCATCGACCGTCGAGGCGTTGTTCGCCCACGTCTCGTAGGAGAGATTGTTGACGATGAGGCCGCCGCGATAGCCGGAATTTGCCGTCGTCGCGTGCTGCGACAGCCCGGCGCTGCGGACTAGCTTGAATTTGGCCGGCCCGTTCTCGCCGAGCGGCTCGGCGTAAGCGTTGATCAGCCGTCCCGCACTTTCCTGCGGGCTCGCCCCTGGGAACGACGACAGCGGAAACGGGATCGGGACCGGCTTCGCCATCAAAACGAATCCGTCCGCAACGGCTCACCGGTCGGACGCCCGCGGAGCATGATCTTGAGGCTTTGCGCCGCGGTCCCCGCCCCGATCGGCACGTTGCCGAAGCCGCCGAGGCCGCGGTTGACCAGCGTCGGCAGCGTGTCAGGCCCGGCGCCGAAATCGGTCGCGACTTCGCCCGCCACGATCGCGGCAAGATCCATGAACCATTCGCCAGGAATGTTGTCGGGATCCGGCACGTAGCAGATTTCGAGCGCGCTGAGCTTGCGGAAGATCGAGTCGAGGTTGTCGTTTACGGTCGCGAAATCTTCCGGGTCGACCGATTGCCCCGCCGCCAGCACGCCGAGGATCGAGAGCGTCTTGAGCACCAGATCGCTCGATGTTCTGTAAGGCTGCGTCGAGTCCATCAGGCGGCCCTCGCGAATTCGCCAAAGTGCCGATCGGCAGCAATGACGTAGGCGAAGTGAGCGGCGGCAGGGCAGTCAAAAACGCCAAGATATTTGTGCTTGCGGTTAACAACGATCTGGGCAAGCCACTTTCTGCATAATTTATTCCAAGTGACCCCCTTTAGGCCGCTTGTGTTATTGGAGTTTTTACGCCGATTGGCGAGGTTCTGAGAATCGGTGGCAACCCTCAAATTGGAGAGCCGATTGTCGGCCTTGTCCAAGTTCACATGGTCAACGTCGCCAGACGGCCATTCACCCGTCACGTACAACCATGCAAGGCGATGCGCCGCGTAGTTCCTGCCATCGAGCATGATTGTACGATACCCTTTGCTCATACTCCCTGCGACGTCGCCAGCGGCGACGCTGCCACACTTCGGCGGAAGAATCCAAGTGAAGACCACGTTGCTGGGATCGTAATGCAAACGCTCGCGTAGTATTTCCGCGGTCACTGTCATCGCAGCACCACTACGCGCGCCATGGAAGTTCTAACACGCCGTGCTTGATCCAGATGTTGGCGACGCCCTGCTCGTCGAGGCCCTCGCGCAGCCGCAGCGCGCGCAGCTTCGGCTCGATCAGCGTGCCGAGATAGGCGATGTCGTCGGAACCGACTTCGCAGGTCTGGCGCAACACGCGGTCGCCGGCCCATTTGCTGACCAGATCATCGACGCTCTCGACGCCCTTCATCCAATTGAGCGCCCAGGCGCGATAGCCCATCGCGGTCTTGGGCGGTTCGTTGGGATTGGGCGCGTCGAGAGCTTCGGCGCCGACGCGGAAATGACGATTGCCGCGCGCGGCTTCGATCATTTCGGCGTCTTTGACGCGCTTCGGCACGTTGGCCTTGAAGGCATGGCCGCGCCACTTGACCTCGACGGGATCGTGCGGGCCGGGGATATAGGTGACGTCTTCGCCTTCGTCCGGCGCGGCAGGCGCATTGAGCGGTGGGTTCAGTTCCGGCGGCGCCGCCGCTGGCTTTTGCTTGTTCGGAAGCGTCAGGACGGGACGCGCCGGATCGGGCATGGAGGCCTCCTGAAAAGAGCCCGAGAGCGCGGAGCCCTCGGGTTTTGGATCAAAGATCGTCATTCTTTACAAAGGCCACAATCACGATGACTTGACCCGCCGTCGCCGCGGTGCCGGTCTGCGCATATTTCGCGTAGAGCGGCACGGCGCCGTTGAGCGCGGTCTGATAGGTCGTGTTGTTCGTGATCGCGTTGCCGAGGCCCGCCGCCGAGGTCAGGTGATAGATGCCGGGCGTGCCCGCCGTGATGCCGGAGGCGACGATCTCGTTGGCGTTGGCCGCGGTCGCGCCGATGGTGACGGTGTTGGTGGTGCCGGCGTTGAAGGCCGTGACCACCTGGGCGTCGATCGACAGGATGTAGGCGTTCTGCGGCAGCGTGCCGAACCACACGCCGGACGCGATGCGCGGGTCGTTGAAGTTGATCGTCGCGCGGTAGTACTGGACGGTCTGCCCAGGATAGCCGCGCGCCGGGATGATCTTGGTCGGGTCGATGTTGAGCGCGAAGGCCGGCGCGAGGCCGACGAGCGCGATGAGGGCCGCGACGAAGGCGGCGCGGATGCGAGAGAACATGGCTGAGCCTGTTGTTGGAGGGGAAGCAGGAGGCGGCGCGCTAGGCGCCGCCTGACATCGATTACAGATCGGGAACCGCGGCCAGGAACGCGGTGTAGACGCCCCATTCCTTGAAATTCCCGGCCGCCGTCTTCTTGGCGAGCTTGCCGATGCCGTAGGCCATCTTGACGCCGGTGCCGCGGATGAAGCCGTAGTCGTCCTCCTTACGGAAGGTCGGCACGGGCATCTTGCCCCAAACCCACGCTTGCGCCTGCTGACCGCAGAGGAACGCCGGGGCGACTTGGCCGCCGCCGTTGCCGATCGTCTGATAGGTGACCGGCAGGCGCAGCGAGAGTTCCGGGATTTCGC